CCTTAATCGGATTTGCTTTGAACGCGCTCTGGAACTTTCCGGTTATGCCCGTACACACCCCTGTCTTCTCAATGGTGACGATATCCTCTTCCCAGGTTGCGATGGTCTTTATTACTCCTGGCTTCATTGTACGAAAGAAGTCGGGTTCGTAATCAATACCAAGAAGACTATGAGATCCGCAGTTTATGGAGACTTGAACTCTCAGACCTACCGTTACGATAAAGGTAGGTTTGTCCATAAATTCTGCTTTGGATTTCTGGGATCCGACTCATGGAAAGAGCCGGTCGGATCCCTCGCGACCCCACTTTTCGACCTTTGCGGGCAGCTTCGATTCGGAAACGCGGCGTGGCTTTTGACCACATTCCCCGTTCGTAAGCTTCTTGCCCGCGCTCCCATCCCCTTATCCTCCTTTCCCCGTCGGTGGTGGGGATTCCTTGTCAAGAAAAATTGGTTCCGTGGGCTGGTTGATCGTGTAAAACCGACCGAGGTTATCCAGCTTGGAACAGAAAGGAAACTCCCGTTCGTTTTGGGTCCTCCGATTCACTCTAGTCCGAAGATAGAGAGACAAATTAAGGAGGCCGAAAACGAAGTCACCGCGGATTATGTCCGAACGTGGCAGGGCGCACCTGTGTGCCCTATTAAGGAGAAAGTGCCTCATGGCAAGATGACCACTTTGCGGTCACGCTTTCGACTTAAGAGAGTAATCTTGGGTTGGCGTAGACTCTGGCTCGCCCCCGTTCTAGAAGCCCTTCAAGACAACCTCCCTGAGGTTTTTGTCTCTGGGTATCCAGATTGGGTGGACGAGCAACCAGGTCTCCAACTTGAGTACAAGCTCTCCCGCGCGTGGACATACCGTCCCCCCTCTTTCGCTCCCCCTCTCCCCAACGTCTACCACACAGTGGTAGCACCCCACATTTCGTACCGCGTCTTTCCCTATACTCCCGAGGTTTTCGGAGTACAATTAAGGGAGCGGATGTGGAACTCAAACGAAATGGACAAATGAGATTTTTTGTGCGTAGCCTGAGGCACGCCTTGAAGGATTGCACGCTGAGGTAGCATTTCCGGCCTGTCAGTGTGATGAGATTGAGACGCCACCAGGGGTCTTACCGTCTCCATCACCCTTTACAGCTTCAACCGATGCTTCTTGTTCCTCCGCATGCAGTGTACGACCGGACGCGATCTCTTTTGGTGACGTGGCAGCCCACCGTCCACC